AGAAAAAAATACATAACCCAGGAAGAATATACAAATGCCCACTGTGCTCACAATTTTATTCAAAAATGCCACGAGCACCGCGAGAACACAGATGGGACAGGCGAAATAAAAATATTGAAGCCGCCAAGGGCTCCTTTAAATCTTACGATTTCAAAAAACCAAAAACTGGAATATACGGCACACCAACAGGAGAACCCTATCCACATGCCGTATATATAAAAGGAAACAAAATTTATGATGTTAATCACGCCCGAGATTACACAGAAAATTTGTACTTCGACCGAATGGGCAAAAAACATGGATACGTTTTTCCACTCATGAACAGAGACGCAGCACTACACCATACAATTGCACCGCATGAAAACGTTGAATTGAAACATGGCTGTTGTGCTCTCTTATCAACTGCAGTTGATAAATTACAGAAATCAAAAAAATTCACAGAACCACAAAAAGAACAAATCCTTCTAACAAAGACAGGAGACGAAATCATAGAATTAATGGATACTAAAATAATCTAATTATTATTTTTCATATACTGTCCTAGGATCATTAATCCCATATTTCGTTTTTTTATTTCTAATTTTAATAAGCTCTGTTAATGTAAATTTCCGTTTTTTAAACGGACTATTTAATTCGCGCATTTGAGGCTCATAAACACTCTTATAATAATAACGTTTCTTCCCTTGCAAATGCTTCAGCCAACGATAATTATTATATTTCTTAATCAAATATTTCTTCTGACTCGCATAAATAAAATTATGCTTCTTCACTGCTTCAATTATTCGATTAACAACAGGATCATGAACTTTCTCGCTCCATAATCCATAAATCAAAACGTCAAGATCCGGCTCGGTTTCCTTCGCCTCCTCTTGACTCATTCGCTCTCTCTAACTCGTCCTCGGCTAACTCAGCCGCGGGATCTCGTTTAATTTTTATACAACAAAAATTGTACTCTGTACACTTACTTTTATAACAAAAAGACACGATTTTTAATAAAAAACCTGTTGTCGTTGTTACAAAAGCTACCCAAAATACTTCAGACAACATTTATTTGTGTTAAAATACGAATTCCGTGCCACCTCTTTAATTGCCATACTGGCACAGAGGTGGCACGGAGGTGGAAGGTAATACTACGGCACAAGTGCCACTTCCACCTCTACGGAATTCGTATCTACCCATACATAAATATGTCTTCTTACGCTAAATACGCTAAAGCACAGAACAAAGCACATCCTTTTTCAAAGGAATATGCTACACATTTCCATAAACGAGGAACTGCTGAAGGAATAAAAAATGTTGGTCGAACTTATGCTTCAGCTACGCCTGAACAAAGACGAGTTCGAAAAATGCTGGGAATAACAGGTAAGTTCTCACACAATTTAATCCAATGAACTCTCGCAAAATTCCTCTAAAACGACGTTACGTCACATCAGGACGTGGCAAGTATTCCGTCGGTCGTAATTGGCGCAAATCAGGACTTGGGAAAACAACTGCCGCAACTTTCAGAAAATTAATCTCTCAAATTGGTGAAAGTGCTTCGGCAGGTCCTGCAATCGAAGGCGCTGGTATGTACACCGGAGGTGGACTATACACCGGTTCCGGTCTCTACCAATCTGGTGCAGTTGCAACTAATTCTCTAGTTAGTATTGCTAATAACAGAGAATTAATTCCTGAATTCAGCGCTCACCCTGACGACTCCGGAACTATAATCCTAAGTCGCCGCGAATACATTTCAGATGTATACGCTCCAGGTTACCTAAATGGCATCGATGGTGCTCTCGTACCTTTCGCATCACAAGTTTTTAACCTCAATCCTGCTCTTGAAAAAACTTTCCCTTTCATGTCTCAAATTGCCCAAAATTATGAAGAATATGAATTCATTCAAATGATTTTCACCTTCCGTAGCACCACTACGGATATTGGAAGTTCCACTAGTGGACAATGCGGTACCATTATTATGGCTACTAATTACAATGCAGCAGCCGGTGCTTTCACTAATAAGTCCACTATGATGGAATACATGGGTGCTATGAGCGCTAAAGCTACAGAAAACATGTTACATGGAGTTGAATGCGATCCTGCAAAATTATCTCTACCATCGAATGGATTATATACACGAGCTAACCCAGTAGTCACTGGTCAAGATCTTAAAACGTATGACCACGGCACTTTCCAAATTGCCGTTGCTAACGCACCATCTCAATATGCGAACCAAGTTCTTGGTGAACTTTGGGTCTCTTATACTTGTAAACTCCGTAAACCCAAACTATTCACAGGTTTGGGTCTTGGTATTTCCAGAGATGTTTTCGTTGGAAACGCTTTCGCCGACGGAGCTGGCAATGTAACTGGATCGCCATATTGGGTCCTTGGTTTTGATCCTCTGCGAGGACAGCAAAACAATATAGGCTGCAAGATAGAACAATACTCCTTAGACTGGACTCAAATGCAAATTACATTCCCTGCGGCTTACTCCGGGGTCCTAAGAGTATCATTCTTTGTGCGCGCTAAAGGACTGTTGCCAGACGGTCTAACAGATCCTGTCTCTGTTATAGCAACAACAGGAAATGTTGTTCCTTTAGCCGACATATACGGCACATATAATGACGCATTAGCGACATATTCTGCACCTAATGCCGGACCGATCTGCCAATCATTCAGCAAAGAAGCTTTCATGGTTATTGTACACGTGTCAGTTACCCCTGCCACTAACGGTACAGATAACAAACTATTCTTAAACTTTAAAGATTCCATAAAGTGGGACCAAATGATACAGACTCAAATCGACGTAACTGAATACAACTCCGGTTTCAGTTATCGATCACAAAACATTGCACCAACGGATAGACCTATTCTGGTCAATTCCTCTGGTGTTGTTACAATTCCATCTTAAACAAATTTTGAAATTATTTTTTTTCTTATATTATGAACATGTACATATACATAATATAAGTTTTTTTAATAATTAAATCATTCAAAATCCCAATACATCTTTACTACTTCGCTACACGAAATGTCTCCGCCAACGGTGGTGGAGATAACGGAACATAATCCACACCACCACCCTTCAATACCGTTTCGCCCCCATCCGCCGCAAACTGAACAATGTTCGAAATCCTTCTCAACAATTGATTCAACGCTTCGCTCGTTCTTCCAGACCATATCACTTCCGGTCTGGACGTTGTCGTTATCACAAAAGTAGTTGCAGATAATTCGCATGAGCTGCCTTTGACTTGTACTCTCATAGGATATCGATCCAAGATCCTTAAAAACTCTTGAAATGTACACAAAGAAGGGCGATAATCGTCGATAATCACAACACTCTGACCAATGTAACCGTCCCACCATTGATTGTTCATCTTGATATACGCCTCTGGAAACTGCTCGAATGCCTTCCGCGACTTGCCAACACCAGTTGGGCCAAAGTACCACAACACAGTTGGGACCACACGCGCATCTCTCGGCTTCGTCCTCACCAAATGCTGAAAAGATTTAATACCACCATGATATTTCATAAATTGACTAGGAAATTCGGTTGCAATTTCACATAAATCTTTACCAGCCAAAACTGCATTCGCAACTAAACCCAAGTCACTTCGTTCTCCGGCTCTTGGGAAATCTCCATACTCACAGAACGTTCCGGTGACACCACCCTCCTTTGAACAATAGTCTCGGTTCTGTTTCGCACTCCCCTTAGCGGATTCGACATGTGGCGCGACTCCAAATATTCCGGCAATATAATCCTTAGCCGCGGTAAACCTGACGGGATTCTTTCCGAAGTGAACGTATCCCTGATAATGTCGTTGACCGGTCGTTGGAGCAACCTCAAGTTGAAAGCAGATATATCGGAAGGTTCCACACTCGACACGTTCCTTTGCCTTACGGCATGACTCCTCACCAATCTCGGTCTCTCCAATATTGGCGGTGAAACACCACGCTCTTCCTCTATTCCCGTCAGATCCACTATTTCTAGTGGTCTTTCGCTTAACTCCTCGGTCAGATCTATCACGATCCTTCTCCTCTTCTGAGCTCTCGGCCTCGGACTGAACATATTCATCATCAGACATTTATTCAATTAAATTGTGAAATCAAACTAATTTAATTCTGACAATTTTTATATTTTTTTATATTTTTTGTCTAATTTCTCCTATCTTTTTACCAAAAGAAATTTCTTCCTAGAAAATTCTAAGAATTCCTAGAAATTTCTACGTCAGAATTTTCTTCCTGGGTTACGATAAAATTCTTGGGAAATTTCCGGAATTATAATTCCTAGAATTTTCAAAGAAATTTCCCTAGAAAAAAATACATAACCCAGGAAGAATATACAAATGCCCACTGTGCTCACAATTTTATTCAAAAATGCCACGAGCACCGCGAGAACACAGATGGGACAGGCGAAATAAAAATATTGAAGC